GCCCCATACTTTTATTGTAAACGTATTTGAGGCAGTCGTATTATCAGCCACATTTTTTTCAAAAGTATAAACATAGGCATTATCAGCAATAATTTCTTTGCGAACTTGAACACCACTAACATGAATTTCAACCCAGTATTTATAATAAACATCGTCATACCATTGGCCAGCTCCAAGAACTTCCTGCCCTGCCGGTAAATGTCCGGCTCCAGAAGTTAAACTTCCTTTGCGCCATACAAACTTGGCATCTTTTTTAGTAAATATTGTTGTGTTTAAAGTAGTTTCACCATCTAATCTTAATCCATTAATATCAGGTGGTATAAAGTTTAAATCAGTAATAGTAATATTATCAGTAACCGGAGAAAGATTTGCAAACCCAAGTCTATTATAAGCAATAACTTTTACATAATAAATCTGCCCTGGTTTTGTGCCAAGAACTTCGATATTGCTGTTTTTATTAACGCCATTTCTATATGGCCACCAATATGAATTGTCCATGCTTAAATGTACGTCAGCATAACTGAAATTAAGGTCTTCCTGTGGGATATTAAAAGAAATATAAAACCCAGGTCTATTAGTCATTTCAGTTAAGTCTAAATCAGTTACATTGTCCGGTGGGTCTGTTGGGTTCGGAAGTGTCGTATATTTTGGGTCGGGCAGACTTGCACCAGTTGTATCAATATATTTATTTGCACTTTCTTCTGCTAAAACAATACTGCATATATTTTTATCTTTTATAGTCATTTGCTTGACTTTAAAAGGCTTTGAATCAACATCAGCAGCACCATAAGAAAACACAGAATCAGTTAATGGTACAGATGTAAATGTTCCTGATATGTTTATTGTACGGTTGTTATTTGTAACACTTGTAACCGTTTTGACTTCAAGGCTTCCATCAGATAGACGGACTCTAATTGTATAACCAGCGGTATAAGTAATATCAATATTAGTGGTAACAGAATTGCTTGTCGCTGATACTACTCTGCCCCCCACACCCCATGCAAGTAAATCGTTCTGTACTTGAACCGTATCCCAGAGTTCGCAATGAATAGCATCTAAATCACAATCAAATTCATGGGTTTTGGTAACATATTTACCATTGTTTAAATAATATTTACCGGTTCTTAAAACTTCAGAAGCCCTTACAGTTCCCTGTGCGTTTACAGTTTCTTGCCTTAACGGCTTTACAGATGTCCATTCGGTTTCATCAACAACAGGAATCGAATTTAAATTGTAACTTCGGTCTGGGTCTGCGTATTGAACATCTATATAGTTAGGGATTGCACTTGCTTTTAAATAAGTTGTTTTAAGAGTTCCTGGAATGATATTGCTTTCATTAAATAACTGTATAGATGTTTTTGCTCTGTCAATTACAGGCTTATAAATTCCATTGCTCCATATAATATCGCCCCTAAAACAATGAGATAATAATTTTTTAGCAGATGGTGCCGCCATAAAACGGGATATTGGCAAATCCATTTCAAATCTATGTTCAGTGCCACCATTAAAATCTGTTACAAGTTCCCAGCAGTATCGTGCTTCAATAGCAGCATTAGCACTATCAAAATCACTATTATCAATATATTCACCAAGCCCATAACGCCTATTGGTTATAAAATCACGAGAACACCAGATTGGATGCCTGCTCCATTGCCTTACATAATTGCCTGTATCAGTACAAGTTGCTCCACCTGAGATTAATTTATACGTACTGGCAGTATCATCCCAATAGCAACTGTCATAATTTTGTGTTACCGAAGCTATTTGCAGACATGGAACCATTATCTTTTTGCCACGAACTAATACCGTTATATTTGGTATCGAACCAGATAACTGGTCGGTTGCCTGTAGTTTTAATGCCAACAACGCACTATTTCTATAAGCAATATTTTCATAAACGGTTTCAGTAACACCACTTAGATATAAATCTCCACCCTTTTTAAAACTGGTATATTCTGGAGTTTCACGAGTTATACGAATATTATATTGTCCAGAAGTTAAATTAGAAATCTTTTTATATTCATATACAACTGTCTTTGATTTATTTGTTATAGTATATGTTCCATTAACAGTCCAAGAACCAGCTCCAACAACCTGATATTCTACTTTATAAACAACACTATTTTCATTTACATTGCCTTGGTCGTCTTGAGCAAATAAAGTTGGGCATGTTAATTGTAATTCAACTTCTTCAATATCTGTTCCGGTTGTAGTATATGTAAGTTGAGTTCCTTTGGTAATTTTACGTCCATCTTCATAATAAGTGCTGGTATTATGGAATCCGTCTATTACAGTCTGGTTATATGTGCCAAGCCTATAATCCCACGTGCAATTAGTATAATTGGTATAAGCCTGCCCGTTTATTTCAATATAAGGGGTGTCAGATGTAGAGGTGCATACACCACTTTCATCCGATTTCATTATACCGGATATTTCACCTTCGCCAAGATTGATAAGCATATTCAGATAGTTTTTGTCACCATCTGAACTGGTGTATGACATTATCAACGTTCCAGAAATAATATGTTGCCCATATAAAACTGATACCGGCCCATCAGGTTGTGTTAATAATCTTGCGCCATCCCATCCATAATTGGGGTCAGAACCAGACCCAGAACCATCTGGTAAGCCAGGAATCTTTGGCATGGTAGGTGGAAAAAGTAGGCTATCAGCCATACTACCAATTGTATAGCCTATCGCAGCGAACTTAAATGCAAGTGCCAATGAAAAACCTGCCGCTGGAGGGAATGCAATAGCTATGGCAACCCCAATAATAGCTCCTATAAATCCCAATGAACCTTTATTCGGGTCTGGCACAACACGAATATCATCAAAAGATTCTAATTTATAAATATACCAATCGTCTGGAGAAATCATTACATCGTTCACATAAACAATTACACATTCACCATGCAATTCTTTACACGCAAATAATGCTTTACTTAAAGTATCTTGAGATGTTGATTTCTCTAAAAGAACTTCATCTGTTAAAAGCGATTTATATATTGTTAATTTAGCGGTCATAATGCCTGTAATATCCTGTCACTGCTTTTCCCCATGTTGGATGTGCCAAGCTCTCAACACGAGATTCTTGATTTAACGGACTATGCAAAAAACTATTAAGGTCTGATAAAACAATCCCAAGATGGTGTTCGATTTTATGCCCTGGAAGTCTAAATCCAACTCCGCAATAAGGTTCAGGCTTTTCTATTCTTTGCCATTGAGACCTGTATTTTTCCTGAATATAGTTAAATCCTTTTTTATCCCAGTTCTCGTCATATCTATAATCAAATAAATCAATACCAAATTCCTGCGTATAAAAAAGCCTTATAAGTCCATAACAATTAACACCAAACTTATCGTCACCTTTGTGCTTGTATGGTATTCCAAGATATTTAGTTATATCAATTATAGTTTTCATGTTTTAAAATCTCACTTTCCTTGTTCCGATTCCAGGGAATCCGCCAAAATTAATAACATTGCCTTTAGAGGCACATGCGTCTTTTGTATGCCTGCAAGTTGATTCAGCCCCAACATATTGGCATGTACTGGCATTTTTGTATTTATACTGGCATTGGTCTCGCCTCATACGTCTTAATGGTACGGTTACATCGGAAACAGCACCTTTAGAAGTTAATTCAAACGATGCTATTTCTTCACTATGGTCAATAACAGCACCATCAATATAAAAAGTATTAACCATACAAGCAGATGCATTTGCCAATTCATCTGCCGATGTCATAACATATCTTACTCTATTACGCCTTAAAGCATCGTTACTTTCAATGTAAGATACTATTGTTTGGTCAACCGCCCCAACATTTATTTGCAATGCCGGAACTTTAGTTCCATCATCCGACTCAAGCTCTCCGACTGATATTGGTGCTGGCATATAATCTTGGGCGGTATCAGTATTGGGCTTAAAATAACTTACAGTAGCATTAAAATCAGTCCAGTATTCATATAATGCTGGGCTTGCCTGTACCTGAACTTCAAATAAATTACGCATACCAGCGTTTTCAAGTTGTACAGCTCTAAATCTTAAAGAGGCGTTGTAATTTCTTGCCATAAGTTATTAAGTTCCAGTCCCACGTTGAACAAATTCAATTTGACCACTATAATATGGCCCATAGTTATCACTACTTTCCGTATTAAACTCACCAGTTGGCTCAAGCCCAAGTTCGTCAGCCGAATAATGACATTTATATACCGGCAATACAAATTTTTCCCATGCTCTTTCATACGATAATACAGGGCTGGCAGCTAAAGTAAGCCGCCTTAAGCTTGTGTTAATAGATGCTATTG